GATTACGCTAGTATGTAATTTGTAAATTGCTGAAGTAATATCAATCATCCTGCAATCTCCATTAATGTTAAATAAGTAACACCATTATTAGTTCCGTTGTAATCTTTATTAATAGCAATGGCGGTAGCGTTGTTTGACCCATCATTTGAAAATAAAACAGTATATGTTACAGAACTTGTAGTTGATGGCGAATCAAGCCAAACAGTAGAGATATTTCCAGCAACTCCACTACCTGTTGCATTATAAAAATCTTGGCTTTGACCTGATTGAGCCGCACCTGAATTTCTTGATATTGCTCCAGCAACTTGTTGATTGTTATTGCTGTGCCAAGTTGACATATTCATAATAGCTAATATTTTACTAGTAGAAAATTTAGGAGTAATTGATGCAGTACATCCAGTTGATACTAATGAAGCAGAAGATGTAGTTGAAACAGTTGAATAAGCAGTTTGAACCACTTGCAATACACTACCAGCAGGAAGGTTTGCATAAGGTACTTTTCCACTAATAATAGCTGAAGTATCTTGAACTGTTGAATCAGGGAATGTTACGGATGGGCTTGAACCCCCAATTATTGTACTCATTAGTTACCTACCTTTGCTTGCAATGCTGTAATAGTAGCGGCTTGTGCATCTACTTTATCGTTTAGTTCTTGAATTGCTTTAACCAAAAATGGAATTACACCGCTATTATCCATTTGTTGATATTTAGGTGTACCATCTTCATTTACGGCATCTTTTTCACCAGTTACGCAATTAGGAATAATAGCTTGAAGTTCGTGAGCAATAAAGCCATTGTCTAGTCTGCCATCTACCCAAGTAAATCTAACTGGGTTAAGTACTTTTACAGTAGCTAAAGCATTTTGAATTGGTGTTACATCAGTTTTTAAACGATAATCAGAAGTGGTGTTGTAAAGAACAGCCGTTGTACCTGTTTGAGTAATAGAACCAATGCTATTAGCACCATAACGGAATAAACCATAAACAGCACCACTTGCAGACCCTGAGGCGTGTCCAACAATAAATGCAGAACTTAATGTGCTGTTGTAATCAGGAGAAACTTCAAAACCACCACTTGCGGTATTTGTAGTGCCAACAAACAAATTACCACTAGAGTCAATACGCATCCGTTCTACACCACCATTAACACTAAAACTCATGTATGGTGAACCACCTGAAATTCCAGCGTAAACTAAACCACCATCATATTGTTGCGTTGTAGTTGTGCCATAAGCAAAGTTTACGGATGATTGGTTTGCAGAAGCAGAATATAAAGTTATTCCTGAAGAATTAGTGCCATTACCAACTACTAATTGCGGTGCAGATACTCTTTGGTTAAAGGATGATGGGCTAGTAGTACCAATACCCATATTTCCGCTAGTATCGACTGTTACGGCAGTAGTGCCATTGTTTACTTTTAACTCTAATTGACCGCTAGTATCACCAGCCATTGCCAATCCACCACCGCTAGTTAGTGCAGTTATTGTTGAACTCATGCTAATTCCTCATCTGTTGGTTTAGCTAGTGTTGGGTGTTCCCATTTAGCAATGTAATCGCCTTTGCCATCTGAAGCATTTTCAAGTTGAATTGCACCAAAAGCAAAATCATAATTTAATAATTCAGGATAAAGTGCAATAATTTTTTCGTATAAAGTCATTATCAATTCCTAATTAATGATGCTTGGAAAAAGTTAGCAACGCTACTATTATCTAAAGCGGCACTTGAACCACTACCTTGATAGCCCCAAAGTTCAATATAATCAGTAGAACCATTCATATAAATAAGTGCCGATACATTTACACCAAGAGTGTTGTTATTTGAAGTATCGCCACCAATTCTTACTAAAGTTCCGTTTTTATAAATAGAACAAATAAGCCTTCCGTTTACTCCATTGTTCATATGAACCATACCATTTACTTGATAATAACCAGCCACATTTGGTGTATAAGCGTAAGTAGAAGTATTAAAACAAGTTGCAGTATCAAATTCTTTTGTATTTACTTGAATTTTTGTCCAAGTTGCATTTGGTAAAGATGCACCACTAGCCGCATAAGCACTAAACGCTGGCATATTACCGCTAACCATTACTGTGCCAGTAGCGGCTGGAAGTGTTGCAGTATTTGTTCCGCTAATGGCTGGTGCGGCTAATGTAATAGCACCGCTTGTATCGCCTGAAATTACGACTGAACTCATAGAATCACCCATCTTTGATTTGTAGGAACTGTCACTATGACCCCCGAATTAATTGTAATTGGACCAACGCTCTCAGCATTTTTATTTGTAGATCATGTCTTATTTTTTTGTTATTTTACCTTAATATTTACCTTCAGCAAATACATTTACAAATACTGTGCCATCTTCTAATGCCTCTATTTCATGCCACTCACCAGCAGGAAGATTTAAAGGTGTTGAATTTTTATTAATAGTATGACTACGACCCTCAAGGCTTACCAAGCAAGAACCAACATGACAAATAGTTGCATGAGTATAAGCATGAGAATGATTTGGTATGCCTTCACCTTTGTTAGCATGAAATACATTTAATCTAGCACCAGCATAAGAAAAATTATGTATTAATGGAGCAGAAATTATCATGCTTGAGTTGTTCCAGTTGTTGCTGGTTGATTGTCTGCGGCTGGAATAGGTGCATTTACAATAGGATTAATTGTTTGATTTGCAGTATCGTAATACCATTGATCTGCTACGCAATTATTAGGACAAGTGGTCCAAAACATAGGCTCTGCTACAGGGAATGTTTGATCATCAGGCTCTACTTGAGCCACTCTACAAGAATTTGGGTATTTAGAAACAATAGGAGTAGGTGGAGTTCCAGCTTTCCAGCTAGAAATATAAGAAATTGGTGCTTCATTAGGGGAAATTAATGCTTTCATTTTAGTTTATCCTTTTACCATTCAAATACAATTACACCATCACCACCGCTACCACCGCCACCGCCGCCTGTAGCAGAACCACCAGCACCTCTAGTAACTGAAAGAGTTGCACCAGAAGTCAATCCTGTTAAAAATTTAATTGCTGTCCCACCACCAGCCCCACTAGTTCCACCATTATTAATACCACCAGCACCATACATACCGCTACTTGCAGTACTAGTTCCAAGCAGAGTTTGTCCACCAAAACTATATTGATTACCTGAACCGCCTGTTGAATTTATATCACCCCCACTAGCACTACCGCCACTAGCCGTTGAAAAAAAAGGATAACTACCACCACCACCAGAACCACCAGTAGCGGAAATAGTAGAAATAGTTTGTGTTCCTGAATATACACTTGAAGTTCCGCCTGAATTTCCAGCGGGATAACCACAGCCATTATTTCCTTGACCACCGCCACCACCACCTACTACTGTAACTTTAAGTTTAGTAACTCCAGTAGGAATAGTAAATGTACCAGAAGATGTAAAGACTTGACCGCCAGCACCAGCATATGATGATGTTGCAGAATTAGTAACAGTAACCGCACCAGTAGCACTTGATATAGAAATACCACTACCAGCAACAATAGAAGTAACACCAGCATTAGTAAGAGTTACGGAAGAACCTAATGCGACTGCTCCACCGCCTGACATACCAGTTCCAGCAGTAACAGTTACAGATGAATTTTGCAAACCAGCATTAGCGGTTGCCCCTGCGGTAATTCAGTTAAGGTATAAGTGCCAGTTGCAATAGTGTAATCAGTCCCTTGCAACAATAATACCCCATTATTATATAAGTTAAATGCCTGTGAATTAAAGCTGAATGGATAAATAGTTTGTCCAATAACAGTATAAGTATCCACATTTACTGGAGTTCCATTGGCTACCCCAAGGTTGTTTGGTGTCCATTGGATTACTTGAAGATCACCAGATACATTCTGAATAAAATTAATAGTTTGACCAGATAAATTGTAATCTTGGGCATTTACTACAGTTCCATTTAAGAAAAGCAATTCAAATCCATCATTTAGGGTAAACCCTGATGCTGTATAAGTCGTTTGATTGCTTAAAGTATCTGAATTTCGGCTAAATGAAGCATAAACCCCAGTAGATGAATTGACCGATCTAAATGCAATGATAGTTACAACATCCCCAGAATTTGCCCCAATTGTCAAAGTTACATTGCCTGTAGAACCAGCGGTATCTGTATATTGGGATGGATCAAGCAAAAGTCCATTTTGTAAAACAAAACATTGCCCAGAAATATAAGTTGATGTTCTAGTCTGATGGAATACAGTTTGCCCGGCAGTAGCAATAAAATTGGTTTCTGTATAGTCGAAATCATCTGGGGTTTCAAATCCAACCACCCGACCATAAATATCAATTGTCAAAGTAGCTACAGAAGCAGTCTTTGTATAAGGACCACCAAAATCTAGATATTCTTGAAGGGAAGCGATAATATTGCCATCAGTATTATTAGTAATGGCTACCTGACCAGTTCCCACAGTTGTAGTTCCTGTTTGAATAAGCTGACCAGTTCTTAAATCTAAATCGATAATGTTTGTGCCATCTGGTAATGCCGCCCAAATAGATGGATCAAAAGTTACTGTTTGAGTAGGTACAAAAGATGCAGTACCAGCCGCAAAAGCCGCAAAACCTTCATCAAAACTAAACTTTCTGCCTGTTCTGTTTGTATAAAGCAAATATTCAGTAGTTCCAAAATTTACTCTAGGCTGATACCAAGTGTAATTAGATGCAGTTGTGCTAGGCGCTGTTCCAGATTGATTAAACAAACCATAATAGGCTTTACCCCTTGGGTTTAGGCTAAACCCGCCACCAGAAGCATCATCAGCATAAGCCACAGATAAGTATCTTTGACTGTATTGGAAAGTTGTTGGTCGCCATTGAAATACTGAACTAGCCGGGCTATAAATAGAAGTTGCAATGCTATTAACCATTCTAGTAAAGAAATACCAATTACCAGCGGGTATATTTGTTAATGTTACCGCCGGAAGAATTGTTGAATTTCCATAAGGAGTTCCATTGGATTGAATTTCTGTAGTCCCGGAAAAGATAAGTTGAGCAGTAGAAGGGGTGCTATAAGCTGAATACCATACTTCTGCATATTGAGTAACACCCGCAGAACTTGATTCAATACTTACTTGAAATGATGGATTTGCGGCAGTAGGCTGACTACTAATAACTGTAGGGGCATATAAAGTACCAAAAACATTTGGATTTGATAATCCTGTATTTGGTGGTGGTGTGTATTGAGTAATGCTTGTGTCATTGTATATATTAGGATCATATTCTTGTAAGTTTAAATCTACAGTAATAGAACCATCAGGCAAAAAGTTTTGATTAACTTGCATTATTCTGAATAGTTTTGCAGTCCAACCATAATTTGCATTTGTAACAGTTACAATATCACCCGCTTCCAATTCCAACCCAATATAATTAATAGTTGCTTTTATGGATAAATCTAATCTTGCCGCTTTTAAAAATCTTGTGGCTAATAATTGTGCTTGAACATTATTATCAACCAATGGCAATTTAATAGTCTGACTATTGGTTGGCTCATTTGGATAAAGCAAAGAAGGATTAATAACTGCTAAATCAACAGTTGCAGTATTAAAAGAACTATTTAATGTTATATCTGGAAATTGACATTGTGCAATATTATAGACATTAGAAATATCCATAGTTATTACACTAATTGCACCAGTTATATTGCTATTATTAATATCCATAACAACAGAATATGAAGGAGTTTGAACTATTACACTCCAAATACCATATATTTCATTGTATTTTAATAAGCAATCGCAACTACTTGTAATATCTTGCAAAGTAGATAAGACATTAGATTTATTATCAATTACTCCATTTAACTTAAATCTAGGTTGAGTAGCCGCACCGCCTGTATAAGGAGTAAAAGTAATTGTTTCATTACAATAAGTATTTAATGCTGTAAGGCTTGCGGTATCTATTTGGCTTGCTGGTATTGCCGCACCATATACTGTGTTAGTCAAATAATCATAAATTACATCTCCAGCAGAATTTCTAGAGTTTGTAATTTGAAATTGTGTTTGACCCAAGGATGTCATTCTTGCGCCTTGATTATAAGTAATATGAATAACTGCAAATGTAGTATTAGTCATTAACTTAGAACTATCCCATTGATAAGTCAATCCACTTGCTTGCAATAAAGTTATTGCTGAAACTGAAGAATTTTGTGGCGCATTAGAACCATTAGAATAAGTATAAATACTTAAATAACCATCACAGCTTGTATCTGTAATTCCTGTAGATGGGTCAATTAAACCAGTTACAGAAGTGCCGCTAAATACACATTTTTTGCCTTGATAATAAATATCACCAATAGTTATAGAATCTGTGCCATTGCCAGTTACTTCACATAAAGACAATACAAAATACAAATCTTGGTTATCTGATGTAATTGTTAAATCTGTAATTATTCCACCAACATAACCAGTACCATAAACTACTGGAAGTTTATTATCTGTTGCTGGTGGAACTTGTAAAGTAGTTCCAGTATTTAATTTGGTATCATTTGCTGAAAAAGGACTTGGTGCTGGTGTTAGTGAAGAAATAACAGAAGAAGCAAACATTGTTGCCCCCATAATAACTAATGATGGTTGTTCTGTAAAAATACCAACTGCAATTAAAACCGCACCGACTATGTATCCAAGTATGCCGCCCATTATGTTTTCCCAAATGGATATGTTAAGGTTGAAATTACAGCCACTCTATTCATAGAAGTATCGCCAGCATTAAAGAATTGCCAACTAGGATCATTAGTAAACCTACCAGCAATTCTGCTTTGAAGAATCATTTGAATATTGGCGGCAGATAGAGTAATTGCCCCAACATACATTCTTACTTCTTCCATCCATTGTTCGCTAATATTGAATGAATTAATAAACCCATAAAAATATTGATATAAACCGCCAGAACCACCTGTTGTAATTAATTGATTGTTGGTATCAAAAAACCCTTTCCACATGGTAATTTGAGAACCTTTAAAATCAAGATTTAAAACTGCGCCCAATAATGCTGTATCTAAACCAACAATGGTTACAGTAGTTTGGTTTGCTGTCGATTTAATATCTCTTTGAATCTTACCAATGCCAACCAATGCCCCTAAAGCATCAAAAGGCTGGCTATCAACAGCGGGTATAGTTAATTTAACTGGTGCAGTAGAAAATCTATAAGTAGCAGATGGAGTAACAATTCTTACAAAATCTGAATATCTTATATTGTTTGTCCCTTCAATTGGGGTTATTGTTGTACTCATGTTACTGCCTCAATTGCTTGAAAGTTACCTGACCATTGAATAAAAGAATCATTGGTCATTGGCACTAAATTATAAGTTGGATAGAGTTGCAATATAACTGGAAAAGTTACACCAGCATAAGTAGAGCCACCCATACTAATAGTAGTTCCATACTGCCCTATAACAGCATTTTGAACAGAAGTTAAAGCTGTAAGAATAGTGCGATGAACTGGAATAGTAACTGTAGTTCCTGATCCTCTTAAAACATCAGTAGTGGCAATATAAGCATAGCTATCCATTTGACAAAAATCGCCAGCTTTAACAATATAAAGAGTAGATGAAATGCTAGGTAAATTTCCTAATACAAGGTTTGTTCCTGTAGAACTTGTTTGCCATTGGCAAGTAGCAATTTGACCAGATGTCATATCGCCTTGATAAGCAATATAATTTACCCATCCAGTAGAAGCAAAATTAAGATATTGAGTTAATGATCGATCATATTTTCTTAAATTAGCTAATAAGGCTCTATTTTGGCTATATAAAAGATATGCCATTGGCTTCATTGTAAATTGAAATGGAACTACTGTTAATACTTCGCTAGTAACAATTCTTTCATTTCTAGAAAGAATTTGTCCAACAAATCGATGATCATTAATCATTATTGATTCAGAAACAGCAAGTATGGTTGTTAAATTAGGCATAATTATCTACTTTGCGGTAATGATCTTTGTGCCGCTTGATTTGCCGCCCAAATTGAATTTTGATTTTTAGCAATAAATTGCAATGCTGATTGAGTATCAATGGCTGACATATTAGCAATATATGGACCATTATAGGTAACACCGCCACCACTTGATGCAGAACCTAATTGATTGTTTGGAATAACAGTTGATGATCCAGCTGGTCTAATGAATTCTGGTCCATTTTCTCCTACTAAAGTTGCTTGCCCTGCTGGAATATCCCCGCCACCAGCCGCAGTCATAAAATCGGCAGAATAAGCACCGCCGGGAGTTGATGCACCACCAGCAAATAAACCACCACCCAAAGCATTACCAATACCAGTAATGGCTTTCATCATTAACATTCTGGCTTCAATCTTCATAATATCTTGAATAATACTTAATGCAAATTGAGAAAAATTAAATTTACCAGTAGTAATAAAAGTATCCAATGCATTAGTCATTGAGCCAGTAACAGATGAAAATAGTTGCTCTGCTTCTTTGGCAGAATTATATGCATCTTCTTTAAATTGATCCCAAGCAGTTTTCCAACCAAAACTAAATGTTCTTTGGAAATCAATAGTAGCTTGAACTTGATCTTTAGCGCTTGTAATATAAGTATCTCTTAAACTTAAAATGGCGGCTTTCTGTTTTTCATATTCTGCTATTAATGCCGCACCGCCCTGAGTACCTTTAGCCGCGGCAATTTGTTTATCAATAGCATCTCTAGCTTTTTGATTGGCATCAATTACCTTATTAACTTCAGCTTGTACTACTTGCTCATCTTTAGTTAATCCTAACAATTCTCTGGCTTGAATAGCCATTTGTATTTGTAGGTCTGCTTGTCTTTTATATTCAGCAGTTAATCCTTGTGCTAATCCTAATTTTTTAGCATTGGCATTAATAACATCTCTATCCGCTGAACCGCCATTACCGCCGCCGCCAGATGCTTCAGTATTGGCTTTTTTTAATTTTTGTAAAAATTCAATATAATCCGAACCATCTTTTTTGATTTCGGCTAAACCACCTTTAAAGTGTTCTATGGCTTTATCAATGCTTAATGTTAATAGATCATTAACTGTATAAGCCAACATCTTAATTACATCAATTACATATTTGACCGCTACTACAGCGGCTTCTGCCCAGATAGCAAAACCAACAGTAAGATACTTTAGCGCAGAAAACACATAATCCAATGCACCGCCAGCTTTTGTAAATTCATTGTAAACAACCAGCAAAGTAGGAATGACTGCTTCTGTAAACATCAAAGTTACTTTTCTGCCAGATGCTTCAATTTTTAAATGAAGTTCATGCGCCATATTGACAGCTTCAGCATATCTATCAAATGAACCTTTAGCTTCTTCTAAGGTTTGAGCAAGTCCAACAATATCAACACCTCGGATACCTTTTCCAAGGGTTTGGAAAGCAATACCATTTCTAGTTACTGAATCTTCAATCTTTGCCAATCCAGTAATGGTTTTTTCAAACAAATCTTGGGATGAAAGGCTTTTAATGTCGGATAATGAAACCCCTAACCTTCTAAATGATTCTTGCGCCTTGGCGCTACCTAATGCGGCTGTTTCTACCTTTTGATTAAACCCAGAATAGATGCGCCCAGTTTCTTCTGCGCTACCGCCATTTTCTTCTAATGCTTTGGAAAGTTCTAAAACAGATGCGGTTGTAACATCATTAGCTTTGGCAGTAGTGGTAATGGTATCAGCATATTCCATTGCCTTTTTTGTCATTTCAACAAATGCGGCAACGCTGGCAAACTCCATTAATTTGTCTTTGAAACTGCTTAATTGTTTCTCTACCTTACCAAGTCCAGTAGTGAACTCGGCGGTATCTAGCCCCATTACTACACCCAACCTAGCGATATTATTACTCATTTATATCTTTCCACTAACTCTTTTGGTGCGCCCGGATGCATCATTGCAAAGGCTATTAATTGTTTACTTACCGCATTTTTCTTTTCTTCTTCCGACAATGGTGGATATAAATACTCATAAACTGTAGGAATAATATCTTGTAGTTTATATGGGGGTGCTGTTGCACTTCGCATATAATTATAAACCCCTGCGGTTAAATTCCCAAGGGTTTCTATAATCCTATAATTTCCTATTAATCCATCTGAAAACATCAAACAAATGTCATTAAAGGTTTCTTCATTAACTTCATTTGGATCAGTACCATGAGCAGTCAAATATGCTTTAACTTGCCTACGAACTGATCCTAGGACTTTCCCCTGACAGTTTTATAAGATGGAGAAATAACAAGACTAATTTCTTCAATTAATTGAATTTGAACCGAAAATGGGAATAATTCTTCCACCATATCATAAGTAATAGTGGACATATCAAAACCTTCTTCTTCTGGCATTATTAATTTAATTAATGACAAAATGCGGTTTTCAAGAATAGCTTTATTTTTAGCAGTTTCTCTTAATGAAGTGCTTTTTAATAATATATCATTATCTGTAAATACTACATCTTCTTGCTTTTCAAACTCAGCTTTATTATTAATAAATTCTTTAGATAAATCATCATAATATTGATTAACTTTATTATCATCAATAATTTTGACAGCTTCAAGCATATTCTCATATTCGGCAGTTAATGGCACTTTAACTTTAAAAGTATGCCCACCCATGTCGAATGATCGAATTCTTAAAGTATCTTTGTTAAAAGACTTACCTAAAGCATTTGCAAATTGATTCATAATGTACCTTTTCTATATTGTTTTGCTCTGTAACTTTCTAATTTTTCGCCCAATATTCTACCTAGGCTTCCTACTACTTCTATACCTCTAGATTCTAATGCAGGGCGCATAAATGGGTGTGCCGCCATCTTATAGCTTCCAATTTCT